CCCACAGAACGTAAGAAAGTCAAAGCACCTTTTCTAAACGCTTGGAACTCGCTGGCTCCTGCTCCAAAAATTCCGGGAGTTTCTTGTAGAACCCTTTTTGCGTCAGCAATAACCGACATAGTGGCTAATGAAGAGTTACCAGCTTCTATTGCCTGTATGTCTAATTTTGCAGCCTGCTCTAAACCCTCTTTTAAGTAAGGGTCTGTGACACCTGTGCTTACCTGTACTCCTGCAGACTTTCGTAGCTGCAAAGGCTTGATCTCAGCCTCAGGCACTCTACGGCCTTTGGGGTTTTGTACAGACTTAGTCCCTAGCTCATAGGCGTTACCGTCGTCTCCCTGAATTGTCTTGAGTATTACTTTGTCAGGTGCAGCGGGGTTTACCCACTCGCGTATAGTTTCGGAGTAGTCGAAGTCAGCGTCTGGTTTAGTTTGAAGACCCGCTAGACTTTCTGCTTCTACTGCTGCTTGTACACTTTTGGGTGTAAAAGTATCAAGAAGTTCAATCTGTTCTGCTCTGGTTAGATAGGGAGGAAACAGTGCTTTTTGGATAGCCATAGAGGACGTAAGGTCCTGAGCCGTAAGTCCTTCCCCAATACGCTCGCGTATAACTTCGGGGTCTAGTTTTTCTCCAGAGACCGCACTCATTAGCATACCGCTGGCTGCTTGTGTTTTACGCGCTTGTGCTTCTGCTTGAGCCATTGCAGCAGCTTCTTTAGCAAACCCTGCTGCCTCTAGTTGACGACGGACACGACCGATGTTTACTGCGTCTCCAGTAGCCAAAGCAGCATTGCCCAGCTTCATGATTTCAGCTAGTTCCTGTCTTTTCTTTTGTGCTTGGGCTTGCTGAGGCAGACCACCAAGAGCAGTACCAAGTTGCATCATGCCCTGTGTCATCTGAGGGCGACCTAGATTAGCTAGGAATTGTTGTGAAAACGTAGCCATTGTTGTCTCCTTAACTAAACAGACCGCCTAAAGCAGAACTTGCCAGCTGTGTACCAAAGCCCCCAGCAATACCTGCCTGACCAAGGCCAGCCTGAAGCAGTGCCTCAAGACCTGTAGCGTACGTTTCTCCGTACGTTCTGGCTTGTTCTGACAAGGAAGCACGACGTTGTTCTGCGCCTGTCATTCCGGGTTGTAGGCCAGCTATCAGTTGAGCCTGTGGTATGTAACTGCCGGACAACATGCCCTGTCCTAGCTGTGCTTGACGCATTTGCTCTTGTCCTGCAAACTGCATGGCGTTTAACATAGCTGTATTACGGGCTTCTTCCTGAGCCTTAGCTAATGTCAGTGCTTCAGGAGTACCGCCAAACGCCGCTGTTTGAGTACCTAAGCGTCCTTGTGCAGCCAGACGTTGTTCTAGCTCCAAACGCTCACGTTCTTGGCTAGGACTCATAGCAGTCATCATACGGTCAAACACCTGCTGCTCACGATCGGCTACAGGAACTGCCGCTTGTCCGTACAGCTGCTGCGCTTGGGACAACAACTGTTGTTGTAGCGCTTGTTCTTCTGGAGACATCTGCATTTGGTACGTCATTTGACCCGTTGTCGGATCTTGCGTCATACCAAACTGACCGCCAGTAGCAGTGGTTACAGTGTACGGTTGGAACTCAAGCATACCGCGAAGTTCTTGAGCAAGCCCGTCTGGACCCGCCATTTCACGATAGGCTTGACTACCAATGTCGCCTATGTCTTTATAACCCTGTTGTGCCAAAGCAAGACCAGCAGCAGCCAGAGTACCTGCTCCTGCCTCACTGCCTAAAAAATCACTGATTGGATCATACCATGCCATGTCTTGCTCCTGTTAGAGTAGCTTTCCTATCAAAGCCATTACGTTTATCTCCTGTAGTGACAGCTGTGAGCCATCTATTTCTGCTTCTAAGCCCACAACAACACTTGTTCCGTACCCTGTAGCGTTTAGACTACGTTGGTTAGTTAAGGCACCACCAGTAAATTCTACGGTAGTGTATTCACTTTCAGCAAAGAAACCTGTAATCTGGTCACCCACTGTAAATTCTGCTGTTGCGTACGTAGTGTCAAAGTCGTACGCCCACTTCATAAATACTGTTGCGTTGTTAGCACCAACCAAGGTAGGCTTTAGTTTCTTTAGAATCTTTATTCTGGCACTGTCACCAAACGTCAAACTTGGGCTGTAGTATTTAAATCGGTAGCCCAAACCGTTGTCTTGATACCCTACGTATTTACTAATGCCGTTTGACGTGCCGATTTGTAAATCACCGTTTTCTAAACGCTCATAAGCAGTAAACCCTGTAGACGGCCAACGTGTCACACGGTACGACCCGTTTTCTGTTGTGCCTCGTACGTCGAAGCAGTAGGTGTTGTCCTGACCTACGAATGTCAACAAATAAAAACCCTCTTCAGGACTATAGGTAGATCTAAAGAATGTGTTCTCTGTTTGCAGTGCGTTAATAATGTCCTTAGTGATGTTACCGGATAGACTACTTAAGGGCAAAGACTTCTCTTGTATTGTCCTGCCAAAACTCTTAAGACCCGTGTGTGACAAGAATAATACGTCTGTACCTGTGTACTGTACTGTGTCTCTATCAACGCAACCAACGCCAGCTACAGTATCTGCTAAGGTCATTGTTGCTGGGGCTTCTGCTCCTTCGTACACAACAATGCTGTGCTTACCGAAGATAATCAACAGGCCGTTGTGCGCAGCCAAGGCAACAATCTCGTCGTAACCGTCAGGCCAAACTTTGGATATGTCAATAGACCCGCTAGTGCCGCCTGAGTAGTCATGGCCGATCAACAGGTCAGACCAGTAAACAGTAGAAGGATTAGTGCTAAGGCCTGTTACCCAAAGACGACCGTAAGCTGACAGCACTTCGTTGCCTTGTACAACACCGGCAGCACCAGAAACTGAGTCTAGACGTACTACAGACGTACCGTCGTACACCAAAGGTGCATGAGAGGCTTGAAACAAGTACGCTTTGTCATTAAAGTTGACAATCTTCCAGTTGTCTGCTGTGATCGTGTAGCTGCCGGGAGTCGCGTCAGTTAATGTAGTAGTGCCTGTAAATATTTTGTTGTTGCCTACAGACAAAACTACGTTACTACCACTACTTCTTTTAAACTCTCGTATAGCTCTAATAGAACCAGAGCCTAGTGCTGTTTTGTCTGTTGTAATGACAACGTGACCCTTACGTGCCGCAATACGACCACGTTTGTCAATAACAGCGTTGTCTGCAATCTCTGCAAACGATGGGTCTTGCGCTAACGGCGAATCTTCGGTATTGATACCTTTGAAGGCCGGTGCTACAAGATTGATACTCTTTAATTCTTGAGCCATATCAAATAGTCCTAAAGTACATTTCCTCAGGATGTTTTGCTGCGTCTATAGCAATAGCGTCAGACAAAAACTTATCAGCAATTTGGAAGTACTCAGCAGTAGAAGTGCCTCCTGTTTCACCACGTTCACGAGCTAGTAGAGCTACAGCTAGGTGTATTACAGGTTGAGAAGGTACTAGCAGTGTATCCGTGTTAGCACTTAAGTCTGCTTGTCGCTTAACTACATCAAACCGTAGGCTGTACACACCGTCTGGTGTTGGACCTACAAGTACTTCTGTATCGCCGCTAGAGTCCAACCCATTGTACGTGTAGTACCGTGGCTCTCCTTCTGCTGCACTGCTAATGTACAACTGTTCGTTGAACCAGTCCTTTGTCTGGTAGTCCATGAACAAGTTGCTAGTGTCGTTAAGAACACACATAACTTTTACGTTGTCACCACCACCAGTCAGTGAGTAACTGTTGTCGGAAGCAGTAGTAGTTACAACAATGGTTTCACGCAAGGCAGACCAGTCAGTTGCTTCTTCTACTAGCTTCTTAGCGTCGTTAATAAAGTCACCAACCATTTTGTTATAAGTAGTGCTAGTGACTGACGTGGTTTCTTCTTCACGCAACCGACGTAGTACGCTGTTCATTAAATTTAGGTATGTCATACAAGCATCCCGCTGTTCTGGAATAAGAATTTATTCAGTTCTATGTCATAGTCTTTTTGAGGCTGTGGTTGATAACCTACGTACTGGAAGCCGGGAGGAGCGTAAGACAACATACCCATGTGAGGTGTAAAGTCAGACTTTATTGGTGCGCCACTTAGCATACCTTCTCCGTCTCCTTCACCGTCACCATCGCCATCACCGTCTCCGTCTCCAGTACCTGTGCCTGTCCCAGTACCTTCCCCTGTACCAGTGCCGTCACCAGTTCCGTCCCCAGTTCCTGTAGTGTCTTTTCCTTGTTCCTCTGCGTCCTTACGTTCTTGCTCTGAAGACTCAAGATCTTTCTCTAGCTGTTCGTCTGCTGCATCTTTATTTTGTTGTTCAGCATCTTTAGCTTCCTGTTCAGCCTGAGCGTCCTTTTGAGCATTCTCGTCCTTAGTAGACTCTTCTGCAGCTTGTTGTTCCTTAGCAGATTCTTCAGCTGCTTGTTGCTCTTTAGTTTGTTGTTCTGCGGCTTCGTCTTTAGCTCTTTCAGCTTCCTTAGCTTCAGTTTCAGCCTGAGCATCCTTAGCAGCCTCAGCTTCTTTTTCAGCAGTTTCAGCCTGAGCGTCCTTAGCAGCCTCTGCTTCTTTGTCAGCTGTTTCCGCATCTTTCTGCTGTTGTTCAGCCTCAGCGTCCTTCTGTTGCTCTTCAGCTTCTTTCTGTGCGCTTTCGGCTTCAGCATCTTTAGCAGCCTCAGCTTCTTTGTCCGCAGTTTCTGCTTCAGCGTCTTTAGCTGCTTCAGCTTCCTTGTCTGCAGTCTCTGCATCTTTCTGCTGTTGTTCTGCCTGTTGCTCTTTGGTCTGCTGCTCTGCTTCTTTATCTGCACGTTCAGCTTCTTTTTGTTGCTCTTCAGCAGCAGTCTCTTCTTTTTGACGTTGTTCTGCTTGCCTGTCTTTTTCTTCTTGTTCGGCCTGACGGTCTTTCTCTTGTTGTTCTGCTTCAGTATCCTTCTGACGTTGTTCTGCGTCTTTTTCTAACTGTTCAGCAACATCCTTTTCAGACTCTTCAGCTGTTTCTTTATCTGCTGTTTCAGCTTCCTTCTGCTGTTGTTCAGCTGCGTCCTTTTCTGACTGCTCTGTTTCTTTCTGCTGTTGTTCAGCGGCATCCTTGTCGGACTGTTCAGCTTCCTTCTGTGCTTGTTCAGCAGCTTCTTTGTCCGCTGTTTCTGCATCCGCCTCTTTTTGTGCTTCCTCAGCAGCTTGGGCCTCTTTGTCAGCAGTTTCAGCATCAGCTTCCTTTTGTGCTTCCTCAGCAGCCTGTGCTTCCTTATCAGCGGTTTCTGCGTCAGCTTCCTTCTGTGCTTCCTCAGCAGCTTGGGCTTCCTTGTCTGCTGTTTCAGCTTCGGCTTCCTTCTGAGTTTCTTCAGCAGCTATATCTTTTTGTTCCTGCTCTGCTTGACGATCCTTTTCAGTTTCTTCAGCGTCCTTTTGCTGCTCCTCAGCTTCTTTACTCTCTTCTTCAGCTTGACGATCTTTGTCTGCTTGCTCTGCTGCTTCTTCTTCTTTTTGTTGAGTTTCAGCCTGAGCCTCTTTGTCCGCTCTTTCAGCAGCCTCTTCTTCCTTAGTTTGTGTCTCAGCCTGTGCTTCTTTGTCTGCTCTTTCGGCAGCTTCTTCTTCTTTGGTCTGAGTTTCAGCTTCAGCTTCTTTAGTAGATCGTTCAGCAGCCTCTTCTTCTTTGGTCTGAGTTTCGGCCTGAGCGTCTTTTTCAGCCCTCTCTGCCTCTTCTTTTTCTGACCGTTCTGCTTCTTCTTTGTCGCCTTGTTCAGCTTCTTTGTAAATACGCTCAGACTCTTCTTTTTCTGCTTCTTCGGCTTCTTGCTCTGCTTGTTCCTCTTTCTCGCGTGTTTCAGCCATGTCTTTTTCGCGGGTTTCAGCTTCAGCTTCTTGTTGTTCTTTGTAAGCGCCCTCAGCCTGTCCGGGTTCTTCATAGACTGTAGTACCGTCTTCAGGCATTTCGTAAATAGGCACTTCTCTGCCTTCTACTTCGTCATACACGTAGCCTACAGGTTCAGGCTCTGGAGGCTGCTCATAGCCTTCATAAGGGTCTTCATCTAAGTAGGAGTCGTCCCACTGTTGTCCAGTGTAGTCTTCCCAGTCGTCGATTAAACCGTCTTTAACTGTAGGATCAGTTTCGTTGATGATGGCTTCATGTATTTGACGTGCAATAATACTGTCTTCTAAACCTTCATAAATTTCAGTAGAAGTGTTTAAAGTGTCATCTGTTTCAATGTCAGTAATAGGAGGCTCTTCTTTTTCTAACCGTTCGGCTTCCTCATCTTCTTTAGCTTGAAACTCTGCTTGTTCGTCTTTAGATTTTTGTTCTGCAGCTTCGTCCTTCTGTTGTTGTTCTGCAGCAGCCTCAGCATCTTTAGTTTCTTGTTCTGCTTGAGCATCTTTGTTAGCTTGTTCTGCCTCAGCGTCCTTTTGTTGCTGCTCTGCTTCAGCATCTTTGTCAGCTTGTTCTGCTTCTTTACCAGCCTCTTCAGCATCTACGTCTTTTTGCTGTTGCTCTGCCTCAGTTTCTTTTGTTTCTTGTTCTGCAGCGACTTCTTTGTCTATTCGCTCTGTTTCTTCGTCTTCCTTTGCAGTTTCTTCAGCCGCAGTTTCTTTTTGTGACTCTTCTGCGTCTTTTTCTGCTTCTTCTGCAGAGTCACCGCCGCCGCCACCTTCGTCCTCTTCAGTCTCCTCAATCTCAGGTGGAATGTTAATGACGTACACAATCCCTGTCTCAGGGTCAGTCCAAGTGCCGTCTTCCATGTACTCTTCAGGGTCAAGATCAGGGAACTGTTCTTGGAAGTCCTCTAAAGATATGGGTTGTTGTTCGGGGGCCTCTGTTTCTTCTTCTGTATCAGGCTGTGGATCAGGCTCTTGGTCGCCGGGGTCGCCTGTAGGTTGTTGTGCTAACCATTCTTCAAATCCACCCGCTTCGGCTATTTCTTGTGCTATCCTGTCTAACTCTTCTCCGCTAGACCCCTCTATAGCAGTTTGAAGAGCGTCTATAGTTTCTGGATCAAGGCCTTCAATAGTGCCTTGAGTTCCTGCCATAATAGCTACAAGAATGTCAAAAACAGAGTCTTCAAACTCCCCTGTTTCAAAAGGGTCAGCGCCTTGGTCTGGTAAATCAAGGTCATCGTCCATACCAAAAGATCTTGCGTCTAAACGCTGATCTATTAAGCTTTGAGTTTGAGCGTCAGACATTCCCTGCATGTTAACAGGGCCACGAGTTAGTCCTTGTTCAAAAGGAGTAGGAATAGTAGAAGTTAAAGCACGACCACCACCCACGCCTGTTTGCCCTAAAGCTCTCTTTACAGCTTCAATCTGCTGCTCAATCAGTCTGCTGCGGTCATCGTTGTCAAACATTGACATTTACTTTTCCCTCGATACGCCCTTGGTTTTTTCATAAGAGCGCATAGCGCCAAGACCAAGCATACCCATGAGTACAGGCATCATAGTCTCTAGGTCAATCAGTGGTATAGTGACTTCAATAGCCAACAGAGCTAGTACAAAGTTAGTGAAAGGTATGACCATAAAGTTACCAGTCATGCCTAAGACACAACACCAGCCTACTGCAGGTCTCCAACCAGAGACAAACAAGGACTTGTGTGCTGCTTCTACTTTGTTAACCTCTAGCTGTGCCTTAG